TGATTACTTTGACTTTTACCTTAAAAATATTGATGCTACATATTATCATAACTTCTTGTCTTATCAAAATGCGTTTTGGCAAAAATACAAACAACTGGGTTACAAGAATGAAAAGGCGAAGTATTTTCATCACGGTGCAAAAGCGCATCAAGTGTATGCGCTAGAGTTATATAATTTTTACAAAAAAGTATATGGAACAGATACATGATTCAGTGGGGTATTTCAGCAGGTTCTCATGATGCTTCTTTAGCCGTGATTGAAGGTAGAAACATACTTTTTGCAAGTCATTCTGAACGCTATAGTGGAATTAAAAATGATAAAGACCTAAATGACGCAATCATTCGCGCTGCCTTGGAATATGGAACTCCTACTGAAATACATTGGTACGAGAGTTGGCGTTTAAAGTCTCTACGCAAGTTTGTTGCCGGTCAGGGTATAGAGCGATTTAATCCTATTGATTATCTGCGACAGTTTGAGTCTTTTAAAGATGTTGGTACAGAAACATTATTTTCTGGCAACCACCATGAAAGTCATGCTGCTGCTGGGTTTTACACTTCACCATATATTGATTCCGCAATCTTGGTGATTGATGCCATTGGTGAATTTACTACCACAAGTATCTGGCACGGGCAAATAGGTAATATGCAAAAACTTTGGTCTCAAAGTTATCCCAACTCTTTGGGTCTTTGGTACTCTGCTATGACCCAAAGAGTTGGTCTCAGACCGAACGAAGAAGAATATATTCTAATGGGTATGGCCGCTTATGGTGATCCTAAAAAATACTACAATGAAATCAAATCTGATTTTTTCAAAGAAACTCGCGAACCTTTTAAACTGAAACAAAATCTACATAAAGGGTGTAAATGGTGGAGACCCGATTTACAGTCTGAGCAGGATTATTTTGATATTGCCGCAGCCACACAATTAATTTATGAAGAAATTTTTGAGAGACTGGTAATCAAGTGTCACGACCTTGTGCCTCCTTCCATCTACAAAAAAAGACGCAATCTTGTAATTATGGGTGGTTGTGCATTAAACTGTAAGGCGAATTCAATCGCGTTTAAATACTATCCAAACGTTTGGATTATGCCAAATCCAGGAGATGCTGGAAGTAGCATCGGCGCAGTTGCAGCACATAATAAAGTACGGTTACGCTGGGTTACTCCTTATCTTGGGCATAATATAACCGGAGCATATCCTGTTGAGCAGTTGCTAAACGAGTTGCGTACCACCGGAATAGTTGGAGTCGCTAATGGAAGTGCCGAGTTTGGTCCCAGAGCATTGGGTAACAGAAGTCTATTGGCAGATCCTAGGGGCGCCGGAGTGCGCGACCGAGTTAATGAAATCAAACAGCGTCAAATGTTTAGACCGTTTGCACCTGTCATATTAATGGAAAAAGCAAACCAATATTTTGATATACCAACATATTCTTCACCATACATGCAATATGTGTCTAAATGTAGATATCCAAAAGATTTTCCAGGTATTATCCATGCGGATGGAACCAGCCGGGTTCAGACTGTACACAGACACCAAAATCCTGGGTTATATGCGCTACTCCAAAGGTGGTACAAGGAAACTGGGTGCCCAATGCTATTAAATACTAGTTTAAATATTCGTGGTAAACCTATGGTTAATACAAAAGAAGATGCTAAATTGTTTGAGGAGACGTACAATGTCAAAGTGTTTTAATAAATACAAGTATGACCGCAGAGATTCTAAAATTTCCTAAAAGATACCAAAAACCAAAACTTGGTTATAGGTTACCCTTGTATACTGACGAGGAAATAGATATTGTTATTCTTGTTGTTAATTACTTCTCAGCCGAAGAAAAATCAGAAAAATATACAGTTGAAAATCTCCGTAAATTGGATGTGTTCTTTGTGAAAAAATGTCTTGACACAGCACACAAAAGTGAGTTATTATCAGTATACGCTAAAAAATTAATAAATAAAATTGTTAATTCTATTGAAGAAGTTCCTATACTAATTGAAGGTTAATATATCATGAATATTTTTTATCTCGACAGCAATCCGCGCAAGTGTGCTGAGATGCATTTAGACAAGCATGTGGTCAAAATGATCCTCGAATATGCACAGTTACTATCCACTGCTCACCGCGTTCTTGACGGTGAAGAGTACGTGGGTCAGTCACAGTCTGGTCGCAAAATCAAACGCTGGAAGTTAAACGACACTCCTAAAGATGATGTGCTTTATAAGGCAACACATATAAATCACCCGTCAGCGGTATGGGTGCGACAATCAAATAATAATTACACATGGTTGTTTTGTTTGTTTCGGGAATTGCTTGTAGAATATACCCATCGTTACGGAAGAGATCACTCATGCTGCCGACTTGTTTATTTTCTACGACTTCCACCAAACAACATTCCTATTGGTTATTTAACACAACCAACACCAGCAATGCCGGATATTTATAAAGTTCCGGGTGATTCGCGTGAGTCTTATCGCAATTATTATATTGGCGCAAAAAAACATATGGCAAAGTGGAAAAGTAGAAATGTTCCCGACTGGTGGAACATTAATGTTGCATAATCAATTTTATAAATAAAGGTATAACATGCCAACATACAAGTTCTACGATACGAAGACTGGTGAAGAGTACGAGGAGTTTATGTCCATCTCCGCAAGGGATGCGTATATGGAAAACAACCCTCATCTAGAAGCAAGAGTTAACGGCGCGCCTGCACTAATATCTTCGCGAGGCGGTGACAGAACGCGAACACCTAGTGGATTTAAGGAGGTTTTAAATAAGATTGCCGAACAAAACCCATACTCTAACTTGGCAAGCAACTATGGCGCCAAAGATGCCAAGACCGTTAAAATACGTAATGCAGTACAAAAGGTTAATCAAAAACTTGGAAACGTCTCAGAATAAAAGAAGAGTGAGTTTTAATGATATAGCATATCTCTAAGCGGTGCATAGTTTTCTATGCGCTGCTTTTTTTTAACTCCAGACCAAAAGGCGACCACCATGGCAAGACAAAAAAGAGTTCATAACCTACACGTAGTCAATGAACCAAAAATTTCTATTGATAATGGCAATAGAACAAAATCTTTAAAAATTACTCTTGATCATTTGAATACAATTAGTCCTATGACAGAGAATCAAAAGACTTTTTTTAACTTGTTTGACAGTGAAATCGATGCTATACTATTACATGGAGTAGCGGGTACGGGTAAAACTTTCATTGCTTTGTATAAAGCATTGGAACAAGTTTTAGATCGTTCTTCAGATTTTCAAAAAGTTATAATTGTTAGGTCTGCTGTTCCTTCGCGAGAAATTGGTCACTTGCCAGGTGACGAAAAAGAAAAATCAGAAGTTTATAAATTGCCATATATAGATATATGTGATAGTCTGTTTAATCACATACAACCCTTCACAAGACTGGAAGAGCTAAAAGCCGTTCAATTTCTAATTACATCATTTGTTCGTGGTATCACTCTTGACAATTCAATCGTTATTGTTGATGAGTGCCAGAACATGACTGACATGGAATTAAACTCCATTATGACACGTGTTGGTACACATTCCAAAATCATCTTCTGTGGAGATTTCCGTCAAACCGACCTATATAAAAGGAACGATATGAGCGGTCTTAAGAAGTTTATTGCAATTGCTGATACAATGCCGTCCTTTAAGGTTGTTGAATTTGGCGTTGATGACATTGTAAGATCAAAATTAGTAAAAGAATATATTATAGCGAGATTAAATTATGAAGAAAAACATTGCTGAGTGTAAGGTTGTTGTAACCGGTCACACAAATGGAATAGGTAAAGTATTCTATGAATACTATAAATCTTTAGGATGTCAAGTTGTTGGATTTTCTAGGTCTAGAGGATTTGACATTTCTAAAGAGATTGCGAGAAAAGCTATTCTACAGGAATGCGTTAGTGCTAACATTTTCATTAATAACGCGCATCATCACACAGGCCAACTTAAAATGTTGGAAGAAATAACAGAACTATGGGGTTTAACTGATAAGAGAATTGTTAATCTTAGCAGCAAAATTGCTCACGCTTCAAAGATAAACGAAAGAAACAAAACCATTGTTTTATCAAAAAGAAAGCAAAATCGTTGGATTAAAAAAAGATTTTTTCGTTCTCAACCCAGGATCTTGAATGTTGTTGTGGGTCTTGTGGACACCGAAAATAGTCGCGAAATATATGAAGCGGACACAATGATGCCAGTTGAAGACTTGGTACATTTGGTTGCCGACTTAGTTGAACACAATACCATAAATATCCAAGAGATTGTTGTGGATGTTCCTAATTTGGATTGGTCTGATATTAGAGTAAAAGAAAATTCAAATTGGTCTTACGAAAAGTGGCAAAAAATAGCTTGACAAACCCCTAAAAATAGAGTATGATATATTATGTTTAAGACGATTTATGAATATAAAGATTTTGGTGAATCCATCACTTCCGAAGATGGTAGTCGCGTCTATGTGACTGATGGAGGCAACAAATATCCTTCCATAACCACCGTTTTGAGTGAACTCTCCCGCGAAGGTATTGCAAAGTGGAGAGCAAAAGTCGGTGCCGAAACAGCCAACAAGATATCGCGAAGCGCCACAACACGCGGTACCAAGTTGCACTCTCTAGTGGAAGATCATCTTCAGAATAAAGAGATTGATCTTTCCAATAGTAAGTTATCTCTCTTGGATGTGCAATTATTCAAGAATTTTAAACCTGTTTTGGAAAGTATTAATAATATACATGCACAAGAACTTGCCCTGTATAGCAATCATCTTAAACTAGCGGGTCGTGTAGACTTGATCGCTGAATACGATGGAGAACTTTCTGTTATTGATTTCAAGACCTCTGGTAAATTGAAGAAGAAAGAATATATTGAAAGTTATTTTATGCAGTGTGCTGCATATGCCATTATGTACGAAGAACGTACAGGCATTCCCGTTGCAAATCTTTGCGTTCTTATTGCGGTTGAAGACGAAGCTCCTCAAATCTTTTTAGAGAAGCGTGATAACTGGACTAAAAAATTAATTGCCGCTATACGATCTTATGAGGTAAAATATGCTATTATGTATTAATCCGCTTGTTACTTATTTTGATAACTTTCTGACAGACGAAGAGTGTGATCATTTTATCAATTTGGGTAAAGAAAGATTAGAACCTGCCACCGTCTTAGTTAACGGCGTTGGTGTTCCACACGAAAATCGTAACAATTCATATGGGTTTATCAAGCATAAAGAATCTGAGATAACGGAACAAGTTTCGGTTAAGTTGTCGCGGTTCTGTGGTATCCCGCCCACACTAGCGGAAGATTTTCAAGTTGTACACTATGATGTAAACCAAGAATATAAACCTCATCATGACTCTTTTACTCCTGATGAAATGAAACTACAGTATCCTCGCGGCCAACGTATCTTTACGGGTCTTGTTTATTTGAATACTGTAGAAGAAGGCGGCGCCACCGTTTTTCCGAAGCTCAATCTTGAAGTACAACCTGTTAAGGGTAGAGTGTGCTTTTTCAGTAACACCTTCTTCTCCACACCACAACTACATCCTCTTTCCGAGCATGGTGGCGCGCCGGTGACCAAGGGAGAGAAATGGGCGATGAACTTATGGTACAGGGATAGACCTTGGCAGTCCTATAAGTTATAATCAAAATGAATATTAATTGGCTTAAATTTGTGAGTTAGAAAGAGTGAAACTATGCAAATTGAAAGACTAGATAATGGTGCAGTAGAAGTTTTAGGATTCGATATCACAAACTTCACGCAGGAAGACAGCAATTATATCCGAGAATTGCTGCTAAAAGAATTAATCGTGGTATTCAGAGAGCAGGATACTAACACTTTAAATTATGCCAGACTGATCCACGA